AAACGTTGTTCTTATTATATGGGTGCATCCAAGCAAGCAACAAAACTACAGCTAACATTACTCATTCCTTTAAAGGTGCTTGTAACAGAAGGAGGGCCAGAGTAACGCCATTTTAAACCTGATCCAGACTCTTTAAAATAGTTAGAAAGACTTGTGCTACCTACTCCTGTTGTTCCATTGGCTGAAGAAAACGTCACATAATCATAAACTGAATTTACTTCTTTATAATTTTCAAGGATCTCATAAGCTTGAGCATCAGTAATATTTGAAAAACCAAGAGTTAAGGTCGAATTAACTCTTTTATTTCCATAACGGATATGCGTTTTCGTGCCGTCTAAGGACTCAAAATCTGTACTTGGATATTGTCCAGGGTTATAACTTCTGGAGGTTGGTTTAATACTTGGAAAAGGTCTTGCAGTTGCCATTAGTTAATCCTCTTGAACGCTAAAGTGTACGTCCCAATTTTGTAAAACAGAAAGGTAGCCAGTATTGGCTTCAGTAGGAGCATAGCTTCCAGAAACTTCAATCAATCCTTCCTCACCATAAGAAATAGTCTCACATTTATAAACCTTGTTTTCAGTAGTTGAATTTTTAACAGTAAATAAACATCCAGCAGGAGCTTGAGAAAGAGTTGAGGTTCTTATCTCTCCTTCTCTACCAGGAATCCAATAGTAAACAGTTTCAGATCCAGTCATGTCATCCTTACTAACAATTGTTCCATCATCTAATTTTGCACCATTTCTAAATCGACTTGTATGAGTAACTTCTGAAACTAAACGGAAATAATCACCAGGGCCAAGATGCTGAATATACTGAGGAGCAGTTTTAAAGGTAATCCCATGATCTGATAAACGCCTTAAATTAATAGCGTATTTAGCAAAAGTTTTGGCTTGTTCTTTGCTAGTACAAAAACCAGATAAATCGAAGGTCTCTATAGGATCTTTATCCGTTCCAAAGGTAGACCGAATTAGCATAGATTTAGTTTCAGGGAATCCATTTTCTGTTTCCTTTCGATATAAAACAGCAGCTTTAAACAATTGTCTTTCTTCTGGACTTAAAAATGCAACCTGTAAGTCATTGATATTCCCATCAGTAAATAAGCACTTTATATCTGGTTTCTTATTTTTATCTATTTCAAAACTTCCATTTATAGGAACTGTAGGCTTAAGGCTAAATTTACCTCCAATAATTGTGAAATCGAGTAAACAATATCCAGCATGTTCAAATATAAAATCTCTTAAGTTTAGTTTAGATGAAATAACACCATCCCAGAAGAAGTCATTAGCCTTACAGAATTTAGCTGCATCCGTCATAGAATCCTTATCAACGGAAACAGTTCCAACTAATTCACCTGCTCCTATTTTTGAGCTTGTTAATAATGAATAAGCAATTTCAGGAAATAAATTAGAAGAACTTGTCCCAGAGGTGATCAACCTTTCTATTTCTATTCCTTTTTTAAAGTAAGCAGAAAATTGACTAAAGTTTGTCCATTCTTTTGAGCTATTAATAACCAAACCTGCATAAGCTAAATCTGTATATTGAGCAGCTACATCTGTCTTAAGGATTTCATTTACAAAAGATATTTGATGCTCTGGTTCATTTTTATTGCTATTAATATCTCCTTCATAAATATTCCAATCTTTTATAACATCAAAACGATTTAAGTTTTTACCTGGAACGTCAATTGTTATTTCACCTACCACAATATCTACTTGAAGTGGAGCAGGTAATATCTGAACTCCTGAAACAATAGCAGGAATAAATAAGTTTGAACCATTACCTTCTGTCTTATACCCTGATCCTCTATTTTGCAAATCTAAATTCCATTTTGCATAATATTTCATTTCCTCTATATCTGATGTTTCTGTGTCATCTCTATAAACAGTTAGTTCAACATGTAAATTTCCATCACCATCATTGTCATAATCAGGGCCATGAATAATTGCTACAGAGTCATCAAAGATGGGTGTTGGTGCAACATTTTCCCACTCAAATACTTCAACATAAAATAAATAATATTTTCCGTCAGGATGATCTCCTTCTTTTGTTGGATTACCTGCTGAATCAATTTGCGTTGGCTGGTATCTTTTGCCGTTATGCAAAAAGAAGACATTGGGCCATCTTCCAGCACCAGGGAAACCAGGGTCTCCTCCTGACGCTTTAGCGTCTAATTCTAATGGATAAAGATTCCAAATGTAATCAGGAGGAGTAACAAAAGGATTAGTTATTGAATCATTGTATTTTATTCTCCAGCTTGGGTTGTTTATAATTCCTTTTGAAACCCATTGCCCTGTAGGTTGTGGAGTGTAATCTCTATGACTTCTCCATTCTGTTGCATTGGTTCTGTCATATTTTACGGACTGAACTTGTCCTCTTTCTATTCTTTGAGATGCCTCAATGTTCCAATCTTTGTTACTAATAAAAGGATCATTCTCGCTTATTATTTGATCCTCTATCCCTGGAAAAATAACATTAAAACGATCACCTCTAATATTTGAAGTGAAATGGTGCATTGTTTTATAGTTTTCATCTGTCGTAGGAACTAAAAGATTAACTCGTTTTTCAAAATTACCATCTCTAGTAAAATAATTACCAGGATAAGGCTTAAATCTATATTCAAACTGCCCTAATGGTTGTTCAATTGTTATTGTATTGTATTGAAATTCAGGAGAATTACCTCTAACAGCAAACAGTCCTGTGTGATTAGAAACAGTTGAATTTTTCATGTCATACCAAGTTGTTTGACCAATCCTTCTTGCTTGCAACATGAAGAAAGACATGCGAGGTAAATACCTATCAACTTGGCCTAATTGTATTTGTGTCCTGTCTTCATAAGCACGATCCAAAGCATCTTGACCAGGCTGGCTATTTACGTTTGAAAAACGCATTTGTTTAAATACTTTTGACTTGATTCCTATTTCAGTGATATGGCAATCTCTGTTATTACTAACAGTTGCAAAAGCTACTTTTTGACAAGTATAAATATCATGTCCATAATATAAATCCCTTTGACCTCTTCCATAATTTTCAATACCACTAATTATTTGTTTATAAAGAATTGGAGTCCTATCACTTAAACTGTAAGCTGCTTCTTTATTCCTAGAAGGGCCAGGATCGTGCCACCTTGGATTATCACAGTGCGTTGCTAAATTTGCATTAGCAACAGGTATATCAATCCTTCCTGCTTCTACTACTTTAAAAACATACCCTTTTCCTTTTTCAGTCGTATAAGGTACAGGATCATTTATCTGAGTACATTGCATAACGGCAGTTCCAAATAAATATTGTTCACCTTTTGCAAATAAAGCATCTGCATTTTCTCTAATAGAAATAGTCATACTATCGACATCATCGACACCATGAGGCTTGTATCCCCAAGCGTCAAAATTATATCCACCTTTTTCTCTTGCGTCTTGTTCTTGATAACCTTCTTCGTGTGGATTGGTGTCATAAACTCTCTGCAAAGTATTTTTAATCTGCCCACCTGTTAAACCTCCTACTACTTGATATTCAACAACATCATTTACTTGTGCATCAATAGGAGCTGTTGTTGTTCTTGGTCTAAGAGATCCATTACGTGTGACTTTTATAACTCCACATCTGCTAGGCCAATGTGCAAATTCAATCTTTTTTCTTTTTCTTGCTGTGTCATATCCTGCTGCCTTTGATGCACCCCTTACTGACAAAACCAATTCATACGGTAATTTAACAATCTGAGCATTGGGAACAGGTGCGTAGGCTCCAAACGTAACTTGTGTAGAAGGATTCCTTGCACCACTAAAACCTTTATGTGTAGTTGAACTACCAGAAGTAGGAATAGTAAGAATAAACGGATCACCTGAATTGTGAGCTTCTAAATCAGAAGAAGGGTATCTTTGACTAGAGGCAATCCTCCCTCCATTACCTTTAAAATAAAGACCAACTTTATGAGAATTATATGTATTTAAAAGAGTATCACCTATCCCAAAACCTTCGTAGTTTGGATGATTAACGCCGTTAATTTTTGTAGGGATTTGACCTAAAGAAAATAAACCTAAAACTTTTAATTGTTGATATTTACCCATGCTTAGGAACTGCGACCAAAGCAATTGACTGTTAACTCTTATTCCTCCATAACCTGATTTTTCATCTGTATTAGCAAAGATCAAAGGAATAGCATCTCCTAATATTGCTAATTCTTGAACTGAGTCAAAAGCAGCTTGTGGGGCAAATCGTTTATTACCAATTGAGTCTGCTGTACGTTTTGAACCTCCTTGCTTTTGCTCTTTTGGTTTAGGCGTTAATAAATAAGAAACCGTTGCAGCAGCAACAGCAATTCCTATTTGAACTAAAACTTTTGTTGTAATTAAACTTGAAATAGGATCACAACGAATATCAGGAATCAACTCATATCCTTTTGGTCTTGTTCCGTTATATGCAGCAGTTGTATCTACAAAATACCAATATTCATCTTCACTTAAATTTAAAAGATTACATAATTCTACTTCCGTTGGTAATAAAAGCCTTCTACCATGAGGGCGTTTAGCGGAGACCAAATCACCACCTGGCCTCCTAATGTTTTCTGGTAATTCAGCCATCCTTCCTCATACCATGCAGCCATTCCATAACCATTTTCTGATTTGCAAAGACCAATTGTTCCTAGTTTAGGGGGTGATTCAACTCCCCACCGATTTAATTCTTCAAAAAAGATACTATAGTCTTTTTTCCTTAGTCTTCGATACCATTCACGCTGTCCCTGAGGAACAGTAAAACCATAATTTGCTAAGACTGTACGAACCAAAGATAGGCAATCACCAGCATTATGTTTTACAGGATCAGCACCTAAGCGATAAGGAAGACCAATTAATTGATGTGGTTTCACCTGTTTTGCAGAGATCCAGTAACAGGTAAATGACCAACAATTTCTTGAGTTAAAACACGATCAGGAGATGAAGCACCTACAGCGTCAATAGCAGAAGAAAGAATAACTTCTATAGTTTCTGGATCATATGACAAGGAAGAAGCCAACCATTGTTCTTCTGTTAGTTTTGTTTTTTGTTCAAAAGCATCTGTCATTAAATAAGTTTGAACTTTAATGTGATATTTCTCCTGTACTGCCTCAATAGCAAAATTCATACTTATCTCGCTATTAGCAAGAATTAACGAGGAGGTCATGTTGTCACCTGATCTATTTCTAGCAGCTCCTTGATAGATAAAGGAGAGATAATTATGTGAACTAACTACACCATGCTTTCCATTTTGAAATTTGTTATAAGGTCTAAAAGCTGTCGCTGTTTTATTTGGATTCGTACCATCAAACTTAGTAACAGTGATGAAATTAGTTAATGCTACAAAGCTCATAATCCTATGTTGCTCCTTCTGCTACGTGAATTTTGAAGGCTAGATAATGTTCTGGCTTCTCCAGCTTTTGCACCTCTAGCTGCTGCACTATTAATAATTTGACCGATAGCAGATTTAGGAACAAATTCTTCAGAGTTGAAGTTCAATATTGGGCCAGAGTAATTAACAGTTGTTTGTGCATTAGCTCCACCGCCTGCAGATGATTGACCAGTGCCAGGAATAACAGAATCACCCCTAGCCCCTGCTGAATACCGTTGCATTGACTGAGCCATCTTAGAGGCTGGGATTATATATTCATCCTCACCTGCTTCTCCTACGAGTCCCATTGTGGGCTTTGTAACTAAACCACCTTGGTTAAATGGTTTTATTCCATTAGCAACATAAGCACCTTCAGCAGCCGTTAATCCAAACCCTGAAAAGATGGCTTTCTTTAAAAACATACTTGCTATTTGTTTAGCAATTCCAGCAAGAGACTCGCCTAAAGATTTAGTTCCATCTATTAATCCCATAATGGCTCCATGCAATCCTTCTGCAAGTGTTGTCTTAACCTGCTCTAATGTTTTTTTCCAATCTTCTAAACCTTTCTTTCCTTTTTCTAAATTTTCAGGAAGTTTATCTGTAATTTTATCCAAACTATTTTCTGATGTTATAGGGTTTGCTAAATATTCAGAAATAGCTTGAGCAGCATCAACATTTGCATCAGACAATGCTTCTTTTAAAGCATCAGTATCAATAACAGTATTTACAGCAGCATCAAAACCACCTGTAACTGTGTCTTTTACATTGCCAGCTACTTCTCCAACTGTTCCTGCTACTGCCTTTGCTTTACCCATCATCCACTCAAGAGCTTTCTTCATCCAATCAGGCAAGCCTTCATAAAAACGAGTTATTCTTTGTTTTATATCATTAAAGACATTTCCAAAAAATCCACTGATTGCACTTGTAACACCTTTATAGACATTTACTATTTTTGTTGCTGCTCCTGTTGCTACTTCTGCAAGACCTGTCCAGAATTTTATTTGATTTTCAATTAAAGGAGCAAAGATTTTAGGTAAAGATCCTAAATGTTTTCCAATAATAAGGAAGAACTGTTCAAATAAAACAAAGCCTTTTGATACTGCTTGCTGCAATCCATTAAACGCTTCAGAAATAGCTTTTATTTTTTCTGGTCCTAAAGATTTCTGTAAACCCTCTCCTAATCCTTGTATTAATTTAGCAGCAGCAGACAAAGGAAAAACTAAAGTCTTAAAAGCATTTCCAAGTACCAATACAAATTTCTCGCTACCCACTAATTTTGCTAAACCTTCAATTAACGGTGCAAAAGTAGGAGCTAAATCCTTTCCTAAAGTTTCTTGGAAATCAGCAAAGTTTTCACGTAATAAATCTAAAGCACCAGCAAATCCACTTCCTGCTGCTTGTGCTGCTCCTGCATACTGGCTTTCAATAATTTCTAATATCTTGGCTTGTGCTCCCATAGCATCGCCAGATTCTTTTAATCCAATAATTAAATCTTTTTGTGCGTCAGTAAAGATAATTCCTGAACGTGACAAGTTAGCTAAGTTCTTTTCTGGTAAATCAATTGCTTTTGCTAGTTGCATGAAAGCCTGATTTACATCTGTCCCTGAAACTTCTGCAACGTCAGCAGCCGCTTGAGCTATACGGTCATAAGAACTAACGGCAATACTTCTAAAACTGGTTAGTAATTTAAAACCTTCATTAAATTGATCCTGACTAAATAACGTTGTATCTCCTAGCCTGTCAGCACTTTTTTGTAAAACTTTTGCTGCTGACTCACTATCAGTAACTAATCCTTTTAAACCATTCCTCAATACTTTTATATCTTTTTCTCTATCAGCCATCCTTTTAAAACTGCCTGTCACGGTTCCTATTGCAGCCGTAACAGCAACAAGTGGTCCCATGACCTTGGCTAAAGTTGCACCTAAACCCAATACACCTTTCTGGGCTACACCAGCACTAGCAGCAGTTCCCTTTAAACCAGCGTTAAGTTTTAAAGTTTCAGCCCTTAGAGCTTTGGCATTTGCTTGTGCTTTACTCGTGAGTAAGGCAACTTCGACATTTGCTACTGCTGGCATTTAATCGACCTTTTTTAATAGTTTAACGATAGCGTGAACGACGCATAGATTCTTCTTGCTCATCATTCAACAATTCAAAATAAACAGACCAAAGTAAAAGCTCTGATTCATTCATTTTCTCGTTTAATTCCCTTAGTGTATAACCTAATTCTTTTGCTACTCCTAATTGAAGTCTCAACCAATTGTCTTTTTTTAGTTGAGCCTTAACTATTTTGGGTCAACAACTTGCCTCTCTTCTGTGGCGTTAGGTGTTTCTTGGATCACAGAAAGCATTAAAGCTTGCAAATCTGCATGCCTTAATTCATTTTTCATTTCAGCAATTTGTCCATTCTGAAATAATCTTGTTCCGTTTTGATCTGTTGCTTTTTGAACAAACAAAGTTAATGCAAAAGCATCTAAGTCTCCGTCATTTCCCATATCTTTATTAATCTGCTTTGCTCTTTCATTCTCAGCCATTGTTAAAGGAGTTGACCAAAATTCAAAGACTCCTCCCGTTTGCAATTCAACAGTTTTTTTTGTAGGTGTTAAATTAGCAGCTTTTTTTAATTGTTCTAAAGCCGATAACTTAGTTTTGGCAGCAGCCATAAAGGGTAATTCTGTTTGCTTTATAACTGTACGCATAAAAAAACCCCTAAGCAACTAAGCAAAGGGGTATAAACCGACTATGAAGATGAACTTAAGTCGAATGTTGGTGAGCCTGTTGGCCTAAATGCAATCTCAACCATTTGAGCATCATCTGGGTTGATGTTCCAGCTTGCAGAAAGTAAAGCAGCATCCATTGAAATACTTCTACTTAATGCTTCAGTTGATTGCTTGTCCGTGTAAAGCCTAAATGCAGCTCCAACTTGCTGACGTTGCAGAACATCTTCTACAAGTCTGTTAGATAAAGCAGCATCTTCGTCTGTAACATAAACACTTGCACTACCTGAACCATCAGCGAAACCAGGAATATAAGCTTTGAATGGTGCTGTTTGTCCTACTGTTTGACCAATAGTAGTTACGTCAATTTCAGCCCTTGTTACTTCAAAAGACCAAGATTGAACTTGTCCGATGGCTGCATAATCGTTGTAATAAACCTCAAACTCATTAGGAGCTGCGGCTGTTCCTACATCAGTTAGGTTTACATCAGAACCACCATTTGTAGCAGAAACCTTTAACGCTCCAGTACTTGCGGTGTAAGCACTAACGTAATAAGTAGTACCAGCAGTTAATCCAGCAGGTAAAGTCCCTGTCCCTGATCCACCAGAAGAAGAATCAACAACTTTAAATTTAACGGGATCTCCTACTTTGAGATTTAAGTAGGATTGAACAACCATAGTTTCAGTTCCTATGGTTACGTCTGATGGAGAAAATGTCCCTGTTGTACCAGCAGGTTTGTAGTACAAGGCTCCAGACGTACCTGATAAAACAGTGACAGCCATTGGATTAAATTAGTCTAAGTATGCGTCAAATGTAGCCGAGAATTGCGTTTGAAAAAACGCTTCTTGCTCTGCTGGTCTTATTGTAGCTAATCCAGAACAAGGATCAAAAATAATACTACTGAATTTAGCTCTATCAAACTTATCTTTTACACGTTCTGCAATTGTGTAGTTAGCTCCAGCACCCACTCCAGCAGGTGTAAAGACATCAATAGTTAAAGTTCCTGTTTGTCTATTAAATGATTTACCAGTAGCAGGTGCTTCTAAAGTTGCGTAATTATTATTTCCAAAGATTAACGAGACAGCGATCCAAGGAGTGTTATTTGGTGGAGTGAATGGAGTATTTGGATAGCTAACAGGATAGGAAGGACTTGCTGCCATTTCTGTAGCAATACGACCTTCTATTGCTGCCCTAACATCATTAAACGTGCTACTCATGACGACAAGCCAATACGTCTTGCATTTAATTTAATCATCCCTTGAATGTCCTTTGCTACTTGAACAGGGATATAATTTTTTTGATATTTATTATCTCTAGTTCTCCATCTGTCTTTCCATGAGCTAGGTAAATTGTTCCCTGTTAATACTGGTTCAGCATATGGCAAATTTGTATGGATATGGTAATTCTGACCAAACCTTTCAAGTGTATAGTTCATTCGATCAACAGGAGGGACTGATTTAGTAACTGGTCCAAAACCTGCTCCACCTCTTGCACTATTCTCGCCAACTTGCCAACTATTCATTAATCTTCCTGTGTCAACAGGAGATGCTTGTTTAACTTTTGAATCAGCCTCCATTACTGCAACTCTAATTAACTTGTCACATTGATCTTGTATGTAGTCATCAATTTGGTTTACTTGAATTATTTTTTTAGCCATTACGACCTCAGAATTAATTCATAACTAATAGCAGTATTACCTTGTTCTGTTGTCTCAATCCTAATAATTTGATGCACTGTAGAACTAATAACAACTCGATCTGCAACCGTTGGGGTGTAATCCAAATCGGCAGCAGCAATTGTTAACCGTTTATCAGTTGCTTTTATTAATTCTCCTACTTCTCTTTTAGAAACACCTTCAACAAAACCTTTAACAGTTGTGTCTGCGGTTGTCTCTCCCATCGCACCTGTAGTGGTGTTATAAGCACTTCCTGTAACTTTACGAATCGTAACATTACCGCCTACAGCCTTAAGGACTTTGCTTGCTGCTTTTCTAAAGCCTTTAGGTTTTACTGGCATTAGATTCTGTAAGCAATAACTGATCCTGCACTTGTTTGAGTGATGCTGGTGAAGACTCCTTCTATTTCTGTGCTTGCTTTTAGATCAATTCCAGAAACAGTAGAAGAACCATTCTTGGTGACATTTGGGGAAACCAAAGTAACAGTTGAATCTGTTAAGCAGGTAATCTTTCCAAACCTCCCAGTATGGGCGTTTGTGTCTGTGATGATGAGTGCGGCAGGATAAGACATTCCCATTAGCTTCTTTTAACAGCGATGTTTCCGGGTCCACTAATTCTAATGCCTGTGAAGTATCTTTCAAACATTGGTGGTACACGATCAGCACCAACAGCACCATAAGAATTAGGAGTTGCATCCAAAGATCCAACTTTGATGTTTTTATAATCTTCTAATCCACTAAGTCCAAGACCGTCTTTATTGTTATTCAAGTAAGCAGCTAAAACGGCTTGTGCTTTCTTTAATTGATCTGGTATTTCTGTATCTGTAAAATAATCAGTTGTAATACGAAAAGGAAAACCAGTTGCATAAGTATTGATATAAGTATCAGGCTTTCTTACTCCAGTTCTAGGCCATTGCATTGCTTGTGTATCTGTGGCTCTAGCACCCAAAAATCTTTCACGATCAATCCTTTGTGCTGCTGTATATAAAGCACGATTTCTATAGTCGTCACTTGTTGAACCAGCTTCCCAAGCGATTACATCATCATCAGCAACAAAACCTTCAATTAGTTCATTTGCTTCTGTAAGTGAGATGTAACTATTTGCGTTAGCTGCTCCTGCTGTCGCTACTATCGTTATTGCCAT